GCTGGTATATCATCTAATGTAACAACAGTAGCTGGATTAAGTACAGAGATTACTGCTCTATCTGGTGTGAGTTCACAAGACCTTATTGATGTTGCCGCACTTAGTACAGAATTACAAACACTTGCCCCTATTGCTTCTGATATTACTACAGTTGCTGGAGTAAGTGGTAACGTAACAACAGTTGCAGGGATTAGTTCTGATGTTTCTACAGTATCTGGAATCTCAGCAAACACTACTACAGTTGCAGGTATCTCTGGTAATGTTACAACAGTAGCTGGTATCAGTTCAGATGTAAGTACAGTTGCTGGTATTAGTGCTAATGTTACAACTGTTGCAGGTGATACAGCTAATATAGCTACAGTTGCTGGTAATACTACAAACATTAATACTGTTGCTACAAACATTACAGATGTAAATACATTTGCTAATAGATATAGGATTTCTGCTACTGCACCAACTACATCATTAGATGTTGGTGATTTATACTACGATACAACAGATGATATAATGAAAGTGTATGGTAGTTCTGGGTGGCAAAATGCTGGTTCATCAGTTAATGGCACATCTGCACGATTCCAATACTCTGTAAGTTCTTCAACAACAACAATTACTGGAACAGACGACAATGGCAACACTTTATTATATGATGCAGGTTATGTTGACGTATACCTCAATGGTATTAAGATGGTTAATGGAAGTGATGTTACTGTTACCTCTGGTTCTTCTGTGGTATTCGCTACTGCTATCGGTACATCTGGTACTGACACTGTTGATATTATTGCTTACGGCACTTTCAATGTTGCCGCTATTGATGCAACCTCGATAACAAGTGGCACACTGGGATATGCAAGAGGTGGTACAGGACTAGGTACTTTAGGTAGTGCTGATGAAGTATTACAAGTTAATGCTGGTGGTACTGCACTAGAGTATGGCAAGGTACAAGCTGGTAACTTAGATGTTGCAAGTAATGGTACAGCAGGACAGGTATTAGCTAGTGATGGAGATGGAACATTTAGTTGGGCAGATGCACCGAGTGCTTTCTCTTACAATGCAGTATCAGGTACAACACCATCACTTGATGTTGGTTCTTATAACTTCTTCAATCAAGGTTCATTAACAGGTGATACAACAATTTCTTTTGCTAGTGTTCCAACAGAAGCAAAATGGGAATACACATTCCAAACATCAGGTGCGAGTGCAAACTATGATTTAACGAAAGTTGTTGCTGATGGAGAACAAGTAAGATTAAAAGGTGGGGGTGTTAAGACAAGTACTGATGCTAGTGCTAATACAGCTTATGGCATAGATTTTAGTTCTGATGGTTTAAATTTCTATATAACTGATGACCAGACAGATGCTGTTAAACAATATAGTTTAAAATCCCCTTACCACCTAAGTTCAGCAGAATATGTTTCTCAGTATAGTTTAACAGCAACTCTTGGTACTGCACCTGATGGTTTAAGGTTTAGTACTGATGGAACGAAGATGTACGTTTGTGTAAATGATAATGTAGTACAATATAATTTGTCTACAGCTTGGGCTTTATCAAGTATATCATCTAATACTATAAAAAATATAACAGCTACTACTCAGAATGTACAGGCAATAGATTTTAAGAGCGATGGAACAAAAGTATTTCTTTTTCATGCAGATGGGATTATTCGCAGATACAGTCTTAGCACAGCATGGGATATATCTACTCTTTCTTATGACACTAATTCTTTTAATGTAAATGCTGCTGTTTCAGCTGGAACTGACGAATGGGGAATGAGATTGAGTAGTGATGGTACAAAAATTATCGTTTTGCACCAAGATGGTAATTTGGTGAAATTAACTTTATCAACTGCTTATGATTTAAGTACAGCTAGTGTGTCGCAAGAACAAAATTGGAGTTCCTTTGCTCCACTTTATTATACTGCGGCAGATTTCGTTAGAGCCTTCCATATGCTACCTGATGGTAGTAAAATGTGGCTTCAAGGATATGACGAAGATACAATAAATGGATATAACTTCATAGATGCTTATGACTTAACATTACCATCATCTGTTCAAAACGCACCAAAACCATTACTTGCAAATCAAACAGTTAAGTACACATTCTTTACAGGTGATGGTGGAACTAATGTATATTTGATTGACGAACAACAAACATGGAAGAAAATATAGGAGCAACACATGACTAAAGCAAGAGATATAGCAGATGGTGTAGATACAGCCGATATAGCTGATGGTGCTATTAGTACGGCTAAACTAGCTGATAACTCTATCAATGCTACTAAGCTAGATGTTAGTGGTAATGGTACTGCTGGTCAGGTATTGAAGTCAGATGGTGATGGTTCATTTACTTGGATAGATACTGCTGATCCATTCACACCTACAACAGTAAGTGGCACTACTCCTAGCTTAGATTTAGGTAGTTATAATTTCTTTTCTCAAGGTTCTTTGAGTGGTAACACTACTTTATCTTTTGCTAATGTACCAACAAGTAAAAGATTTGCTTATGACTTTGTACAAAATGGTTCAATAGATCAGCAAGCTGTTGTAGTAAATAGTCAGGTTGTGCATGATGACCTTACTGTAGATAGTGCGAGTGCTTCTTTCTTTTACAACTTAGTTAGCCGTTCTAATATGTACAATTTTACAATGAAACCTGATGGAACAAAATTTTATTTTGCTCCTAGTGGTTCACCTTATACTTTGTATGCTTTGGATTTATCTACTGCTTGGGATTTTAGTACAGCTACATATAATAGTGAAAACGCTACTTTGCAACATAACCCCTACTTAGCTTCTGAGTTCAGTCCTGATGGAACAAAATATTTCCAACAGAATGGCTCTAACTTATCTTGGGAAACTTATACATTATCCACAGCTTGGGATATTAGTACCATGAGTTATACAAGAACAAAAAGTACTGAATGGGCTCTTAATGGTGGTATGTGGACTTGGAGTAGTGATGGTACAAAACTATATAATACCACTTATGCGACAAGTGGTGGTGGAGTAAAAATGTATACTTGTAGTACAGCATACGACACAAGCACAGCAGGTTCAGCTACCACAAGAAATTATAGTAGTATGGGATTGTATGCTGGTTTTTCAAGTGGTGATGGATTTAGCCAAATGCAAGTGAGTGAAGATGGTACAAAAATATCTGCACACGTTTTTGGGTATAATAGTAATATTCATTCATACGTTGCTTTGACAATGTCTACACCTTACGATATTTCAACTGCTACAATGGACACTAATGGCAATGTAAGTGTTGGTGGTAGTAGTACTATAAGTAAGTCCCAATACTTTCCAGTTGATGGAGCTGGCTTTGGTTATTGGTTAACACAAGAAACCATTAATAGTCTTGTTCGCCTTTATGATGCAAGGTCTTACACACCTTATACTTTAACATTACCTGCATCAGTACAAAATTCTGATTATGCTACTGACCAGTCTGCTGGAAATGTTAGTGAAAAAACAGATAGAAGATTATACGAATTTGTAACAACAGATGGTGGTACTAACATATGGTTAGTGGGCAATACAAAATATGACAACAACTAAATAGGAGTAACAATGTTCAACATAATTAAAGAAGAAGAAATAGAAGGATTTAAATACGCAGTGTGGGAAGATTTCCACCCATTTGATATATTTCCAAGTAAAAAATAATGCCAGATACAGAGATAACATTAGCAGTGATAAGCAACAAGATAGATACTCTTACAGAGAAAGTCTGCGAAAATCAAAAGCAGATTGATGATCTTAAAGAACAAGTCAACATGGGCAGAGGTGCTGTCAAGGTTGTGTTCTGGCTTGGTGCTATTGTTAGTGCTGTCTATACTGGCATAAGAATGTTAATGTCATGATACCTTTTCTAAGTTTATTATCCAATCCAATTACTAAGCTAGTAGCTGACAAGGTTATTGGTGGTGCTAAACATGCACTAGAAAAGAAAGCTATGATAAGAGAAGCAGAGGTGGAAGCTATCAAGCAGACAGACTTTGCTAAGATAAAGAAAGAAGAAGCTATTGCTAAGGCACAACAAGCTGTAATGAAAGAACAAGTCAAGGCTAGTCAGAAGTCTTGGAAGGATGAATACTTAACTGTAGTATTTACTTGCATACTGGTAGCACACTTCATACCACAAACACAAGTACACATGACCAGAGGATGGGAGTTACTAGGCTCTGCACCTACAGAGTTCTGGTATATTATACTTACCATTGTTGCTGGTTCATTCGGTGTATCAACACTTACTAAGTGGAAAAAGTAAACAATGTCTTGGTTTATATATAATGCAGTGCTACTCTCATAATAGTTCTTCTCCCAAGGTTAGTAAAAGGGATAGTCGTTACCTCGCTATCCCTTTTACTATTAAATGGTAAAGTAAGATGAACAATTTTATTTTGGTATTATATATATGCAGCATTGCCAATAATAATTGTGTTCCACCATTACAAAACGAACTTATATTTAATGATTGGTATAGTTGCATGGCAACAGGACATGAAGATGCTTTAGATCTTTATGCTAATCTTAATATAGAAAGTGTAAATGAAGAAAAGGTTGCTATTGGATTTGAATGTTCTGAAATACAAAGTGAATACAGAGGGACTAACTATACTATTAAAGCAATTAAAATGATTAAAAATTAATGAAGGAGAAAGATATGTTTAAAATTCTTGATGTACTTGCAAAGATAGGTAAAACAAACCCATTTAAAAGCTCATACAGTAGCCTATTCTTTGAAAAATGTGGCTGTGGTTACAAAAAGCCTAAAGCTTCTGTATGGGCTTCTCTGCTCGTTCTAGGACTGTTTCTTTATTTCCTTTAACTTTTGCTCATATGGTGGTTCATAGTTTGCATGGCTAACTATTAAATCTACAAACACATCCATAGGCATAGCTACTATTGGATCATCATAGTCTTGTTTCATTACTAGTACATCAGCTTTACCCATCCAGTTGAGTATAGTTTTGAAACCAGAGCCAGACTTTCTTGCTTTGACTTCGACAATTAATCTCGGATTGTTGATGGATATGTCATGAGGAAAGTCTGCCAACGCACCAGAAAGGGGTTGACGTTTTGCATCAATCCCTTTCTTTTGCAAGTACTTGACCAACTCGTTCTCTACTCTATATCCTTTTCGCTTTGAACTTGATCCACCCATGTCAATCTCTTATATGATTGTTATCTATAATTGGATAGACTTGTCTTGGTTGTTGTGTTCTACCTATCTTATGTATGAGTTTTTTTTCTATTAGATCTCTTACTATTCGATAGGCATTAGCTACAGTACCCAGGTCGCATCCTTCTCTGATCTCATCATAAGTTGGAGCAATTTTTTTTTGCTCAACGTACTTGACAATCCAATTATAAACATCAGATTGTCTTTCTGTAAGTACCTTGAACTTATTTCTTTCACCAATACTAAACATGATTTACCTATTAAAATGGTATATTGTCAATTTCTTTTTGGGAAGATTGCATACCCTCTGGTGCATGTTGGGTAGTAGCTGTTGGCACACTTGTATGATCACCTTTACTATCTAGTAATTCAATAGCACCACCATAACCTATGTGGATTTCGGATGACTTCTGTGTCACACCATCTCTTTCCCACGAGTTGTACGTAAGATACCCTTGAACTAGTATCTTACTACCAACTCTTGTGTATTGTTTTAACAACTCTACTTTTTTTTCATCCCAGAATATAATCTTATGCCAATCTGTTTTCTTCTCGCCACCTGCATATCGGTGCGTGGCGAGAGAACAGATTGCATATGGCTTACCCCCACTTGTTGTTTCAAATTTAGTTTCTCCACCAATATTTCCTACTAGTGTTATACAATTATACATATGTTACTCCTTATAGTTGATGTATTTGTTTTCTAATCTATCCAGCCATGTCATGTGTACAGTCCTGGACACTTCCATGTGTCGTATAAAATCTACAGGCAGTGGTAGCTTTCGATAGCTAGTTGTCTGTATTATACTCTCACAACATTCCTCAAGCATTAACTTGGGAAATTCTTTTAGTATCTTAAAATATTCTTCTAATCCTGTTTCATCTGGTAGATTGCATTGCAAAACAGAACATATCCTTGCAATGTATTCTGCAATATCTGTGTATGTAGCACTGCGAACTTCGTGACGTAACACTGGCAGTACCTTTACAATATCTTTATCTATTGGTACTCGAGGATTAAAGTTTTTGCTAGATCCGTGGAACAATTCGTATATCCTAGCTAGCATGCAATCGTTGAGCAATGGCAGAAAGAGTCTGGGTATTCTCCTCATTGCTTTTTGTTGTTCCTCTGTTAAATTTGAAAGACCTACGTATCCACATTCGGAACAAGGCATTCCAGTCTGCTGATCTGTCACCTTTAGATTTGTACCAATCTCTGAAATTACTGATTTCATATTCATAATTTACCCCTATAAATTCTTGTTTGATTTCGTTAATAAAGTTTTGATTGGGTTCCCAATCATCTATCTGACTGCTTGTGGCAGACAAGATTACGTTAAGGTCCAGTGCATTACACCAGGCCTCAAAGTTCTGCATGTTAGGTATGGTTTCTCCACGTTCCCATTTGCCTACCATTCTGTCAGCAACTCCAATCACATAAGCTAACTGCTCTAATGTATAATTAAGATACAGTCTGCGATCCTTTAGTTGCTTTAGTCTTTGCTGATACATTCTTCTTCCTTTTGTATATGTTCATTTGAAATAAACTAGTTAGATTTTTCTTATGCCAATACAACATATCATACAACAAATACTCTGACTTACTTGATTTCATAAGGTTAATCCAACTCTTATTTATCTCCCATATATCATCAAGTTCTTGTTGAGTTACAGCATTCATCATTCTTTTTTCTATATCAATAAATTGTTTACCATATAGATAATTACTTAGCATATGATTATGATTTGTATTGTTTTCTGTATGATACTCTATCATTTCTATTTCCTTTCTTCTCGCTTGTATATCTAATTCCCATTCACGATTCATATTATTTCTCCTGTATTACTTGTTCTCGATAGGTTTGCTTTTGTTTTTCTTCTTCTTTAAATTCATCTGCATCACCATCAGTGTATAAGTATGCATGAGCATTAAGCAGCTTAAGAACACATCTATCAACAGCACGTTTCTCTGCCATTGCATATAAGAAACTTTGCTTGGTTGTTTTTGCACTAGCTTCACCTAAGCTTTCCATTTTATTACCAGTTGATGGTTGGAATACTGTAGCTTTTACAACAACATCTGGTGCAAAGCTTAACACTTCAAGCTGCCATTGCATTTTCTCTGCTAGAGCTACCCTTTCCATTGCATTGTGTTTGATAATCCATTGCTCTCTGCCACCAACTTTAAGTTGCCAAAAATCTTCACCACTTAATTGGTATTTAGTTTTGAAGTCGTTGATTAATTGATCTGTATATGTACTCATATATCTTCTCCTTATTTAAATGTTATGTTAATAATATTACAACAATACCTTTACAAAGTATCGGATGGTCTTGTGTTATTCACAACACATTTCCAAAAGTTCATTTGTAATTTGGTAAGTTCGCTAATGAAACTGTCATCACGTTTGATTTTCTTGACTGAATGTTTCTGATTACCAAATATAACTGACAGTATACATGACTCCGCATTCTTCAAATGCATGTAGTGTTGGCATTGTGGTTCGTATGTGTGTATTACCTCACGCAACAGTTTGTTTTCTGATGTGTGTTTGTATTCGACTACACAATTATCTTCTGTAATGAATGCATCCAGGTGAGCATACAATGGCAGATCCATATCACTTAATGGTATAACTTTAGCAACATTGCATATGCTTGGATCTCTCGAAGGCAATGGCATGACATCAGTCTTACTGCGTTTAACTAGATATCTAATCAAACATTCATGATTAAATGTTTCAGTGTATGTTCCAAGCAATACCTTAAAGTTTTCTGACAAATCATCTGGCTCACGTTTACCAGTCTTGATTTCCCATAGCTTGTCTACATCCTCTGGTGTGCCATGCCATAATGTATAACAATCACTACCACCAATACCTTGCACTCTGTTCCATGTTACATCACTTCTTATTTCCATTGTCTATCCTTTCAATAAATTGTCCTTCTTGTTTGTCGTACTTGTATACTTCCAGGGCAAGTGTGTCGCAGTTATCTCTAAAGAATGCAGCACGACCAGCACCTTTAGCACCAAAATATTTTTTGATTGTGTCTGCGTCTACTACACTTACACTAGGGTAAATGTAGTAGTCATACTTATCATCTTGATTGATTATTTTGATTGTCATTCTTATCCTCATCTTTAGCATTTAATAATCTATTCAGTATCTTTTTTTCGATAGCTTCTTTTAGTTTTGGATCATCACAATCAACTATGATGTGTTTATCTGCCCAATCTTTTATTGATTCTTTTGTCATTTGCTTTCCTCTACTATTTCAATCTCATCATCGTCTAAACATATTCCGTATTCTTCATAGAATTGTTCTTTTAAGAACTCAATATACTGTTCTTTATTATCGGCTTCTATATTATTACCACTAAATTTAAGTGTGATATTTGAGCAGTATTCTTTCATGGAATTGTACCTCTTTAGTTGTGAGCCACGGTATCTGCGTAAGAGTATTCTTTACCGTGGCTCTGTTAAAAAAAACCTAGCACACTATTATGGAACTAGTGATCCGTAACATTACTAGGCACGAATGCTAGACACTGTAACGAAAGGGAATCTATCATGCTGTTCCTCTTGCAGTCCATTTAAGTCTACGGTTTATCCAGCTTTTAGGAATGATAGACGATACAGTGTCTAGCAAACTCTAGCTAACGCGATTGTCATTAGCATAATCTTGCATCATCTCAACGTAACCTTGAAATGCCTCACCGATTGTAAGAGCCAGGTACTCTGGGTCTAAGTGGACAAACTCAAGTGGTATGTTCTTCATCACGTACTCGGTGAACTGATCTTCATCATGCCATTCACCATCCATACATTCTGCGTCTATCCAGTCGACAAACTTATCTTGAACATCCATGTCATCTCTTGCGTTATACATATCTTATCCTTTCTAGTTATTGTAATATATAAATATTCTATTGCCATAGCCTGGCACTTCTATCTCATACACGCAGTAGGTATCATCTTCACCCATAACAAGTGAATCACCTACAGCACACCAGTCAATGCAAGGTTTCATTATCTCTGGTAAATCAGCATAGTCTTGATTGTATATATCTTCAGCAGCATCTTCAGCACTGTTGTATACACCATGGAAATGGTCATCAAAATTATCTAACCGATAATCTTCTTCCCATCCTTTGTCTTGTCGGTATGCATGGTACAGATTGTACATATATATATTTATATTATCTTTACCATGATGTTCCATCTTGTTTATTATAGAATCATATTCTTCCATTTTTAAACTCCCATAAAAGTTATTATTGAATACATTGCGATCAGCCATAGTGTAATCATTATGACTGATCCGATTATAGCTGCTCTACGCATGAGGGTAATACTCATGGTCAGTAGCTATCTCAATGTTTTGCAATGGTACATCCCATAATTTACCATCTATTTCTACAATACATCTTTTGATATTGACACGGTTGATAACGCCAGGCTTACGGTAATCTTTACTTAGAACATATACTTTAGTGCCAACTTTAAGCTGCGACTTTATACTCTGACGTTTATGTGCCAAGACTTCAGTGAACATCTTTTTTAGTTCGGGTACACTGTAGTTCATAAGAGCAGAGAACACTGTGTCATAGGCTGTCTGCTCTGGTTGAAGATTATTATCTAGTTGTATAATATTATTAGTCATTTTTTACCTCATATAGTTTGTGTTGCATATGGCTGTTCATCAGCATATGTAGGATATACATCATCTATAGTTACATCCGTAAGAAACTTAGGTCTGTAATATAGATCACGTTCTAACATCATCTTCTTTTCCCAGTGCGTGTCAAGCAGCTCAAGCAAGCTGAAGTAACCAAACTCTAGTTCGAATAGATGTGCTTTACCAAAAGCAATGCCAGTATCAGGGTCTAGCTCTGATAGCCACCACGTTCCAATACCAGTGGCATTAAATAGTTTGACGTGGGCAATACCATCGGGTACTTTGCCATCACCATCATCAGTGTATCCGTTGGCATACATATGGTTCTCGACAAGTCTATAGTATTGATTGCCTGTTAGTATATCGTTATTAGTTAGTATGTCATATAAGTCCATTGTTCTTCTCCTATTTTAATGGTATTTATATTATATATTAATGGATAAACATTAACACTGAGTTAATACTTTCTTCACAAGGAATGAGGAAGTATTTACTCAGTGTTAATGCAACCCATTACACCAAGCACTGGCGATTCAAAAAAATCTGTCATAGGAAAACTTTTATGGGGGACAACATAGGGGAGTGCTAGGTCGTCACCACCATAGGAAGTTCCTCACACTGTAACAAGTCTGATACTCAAGTTACAGGCCCATCAAGTGTTTGTGTTGCAGATTGAAGCCAGTGGTCACAATCATATCAAACTAGGCTCTAATGAACCTAGTCTGATATTGTTGATTGTACAGATTACTTGTTCAGATGTGCCTGGGCTCGTTTGTAAGCCTCAGTTTGTTGATTCTCTGATACTATTTTGTACTCTGTTTTCCTAGCAGTTGGTGCTCGATACTCATGACCGAATCTACCTTTGAAGTAATCAGTTGCCGAGGCAATCTGTGTTTGGATTACTTCTTCTTGGACATCCAGTTTATCCAGCATATCCGTATCGTTTTCTATCTGAGAGTTCTTGACTTCTGAACCATCAAATTCCTTAAGCCTGTATCTCAATCTTGATCTAATATCAGCACTCAAATTCTGGCATGAAAGCAATGCTCTTTCTCTACCATAGATGAAACTTGTTACTAGTGCCTTACTAGGAGTGTAGCTATCGATTGGATTGTCAACACTCTGTTCACCCTCTATAGGAGTGAAATCTTCTAAAATTAAGTCTAGTGCTTTATGTAAGTTATCTTTCTTCATGATAATTCTCCTTTTTGAAGATTAATAATGCATTGTACTCACATATGCTTAAGAGGCACTTGTCAAGGCTTAGGTTTCATTAGCATTTACAAATGCTTAGGAAACATTACCATGCCTTTACTGGTGACGAGCATATGTTAGTCTTAGCATTATCATACTAATCTTCAAGAAGGAGAATTATCTTTAATGAAGAATGATATCTGGAATAACAGGACTAGGCTTAATTTTAGAAGTGTAACGCACCCCCTATATCCCTATGTGCAACAGAGTGTCTTGACAATCCCAAACGATATGCTACTCTCCTATTAAGACTAGTAACTAGTTCTTCTTGTTAGAGAAAAGCATATGACTTTCACCAGTATTTGTGTACTGTTATTATACAAGATTGAATACCAATTAAGGAGTTTAGATGTTACAGAAAACAAGAGCTATCAGTTCGAAAGCGAAACGTTTGGTGGATATACTTGTATCCCAAGGGTGTTCCATAACAGATGCCTCGAAACTAGCAGGATACAAAGGAAATTCGGCAAGAGTAACTGCACACAAGATGCTACGAAAACCAGAGGTACAAGAGTATATGTATCAAGAGATTCAACGAACGACTGGATTGCATGCGACTAAGGCTCTGAATCGAATAAGTACTCTGTCCCAATCAGCAAAATCAGAGTATGTTCAGTTAGAGGCTAGTAAAGATATATTGGATCGTGCTGGTTTCAAGTCGCCTGACAAACACCAACACTTGGTGGCTGGTAACTTTAGTATCAACATAGATCTAACGTAAGTCAGACACCATTCTAAGACTTGTTACAGCACTTTTTTGGGGGATTCAGTAAAGCCTCTTTGCTTTACCCTACCCCAAAAAATCAGGTATAGAACAATAAGAAATGTATCGGTCACAAAATTTTTTTCTTCAAGGTCCGTTCAAATTATGCTATGTATTTTAAATGGCTTATAAAACACAGGCATGGACAAGGAAAGAAGGTAAGAACCCTAAAGGTGGTTTAAATGCTAAAGGTCGTGCGTCTTATAAGAAAGGTACATTAAAGCCCCCAGTTAAGAGTGGTGATAATCCTAGACGTGCATCATTCCTAGCCAGAATGGGTAATATGGCAGGACCAGAATATAAAGATGGTAAACCAACGAGATTACTATTATCATTGAGGGTGTGGGGTGCTAGTAGTAAAGCAGATGCTCGAGCAAAAGCAAAGGCTATGTCAAAAAGATTAAAGGCTAAGAAGGAGAAAAGATAATGGCCCCGATTGTCCCAGTTGTATTGGCTGCTGCAAGATTGTACAAGTATGGCAAGAAGCCAGGCAAGAAAGTATTGCAATATATTCTAAAGAAAAGAAAGATATACAAAGGAGAGAAGGCTTCTAAATCTAGGTCAAGTAGAGGAGAAGAACTACCTAGCATTGATTCTAACAGATTGCTTGCTAGAAAGATTTATGGACCAAAGCTAAAACCTACCAATACTAAAGATCTAAGAGAATTTAAATTTAAAAGAATGCTGGGGGATGAAAGACGACCTTTTGTCAGTAATTATGAAAAACAAGCCGACAGCTTTATCTACCAAGGACTTACAGGCAATCGTAATTGGCAAAGTTTAATGAAGAAAGCGGAGAAAAGAAAGGGTTACAACCCTAGAAACCCAAAGCGACATTATAATAGAAGGCTCAGAAAAATAGAAATTGCTGACGAGTTTAATGATTTATAGCCATGCCTACTAACTTAGATTCATATGGGACAATCTACCCAAAAAGGAAACCAGGTAAGCTCAGAAGCTTGCTACCACCTATACATACCTATCCAACAAAGAATCCTTTTATCAAAGAGATACCTAAACGTCTAAAAGAAAAAAAGAAACAGAAAAAATCTTTGTTGTCAGAAATGAGAAACAAGTATAATGATAGTAATATAAAACCAATTGTTAAATTTAACCCACCATTTATTGGTGTTAAAATAAAATTTTAGGAGATCACAATGCCGATTAAAAAAACAGAAAAGAAATACATTGCACTTCAAAGAAAAAAAGAACAAGCTGGCAAGAAGATGCCAAAAGTAGATACTTATAAAAAGAAAAGTAAATAGGAGATTCCCATGGCAATGACCAAAAGGCAAAAAGAAAGACAGGCTGAAAAAATAGCAAAAGAAAAAAGAAGGGCAGCCTACGCACCTGGTGGTAAATGGGGTGATAGAGGTTTAGCTGGTGCTATCAATAGAGCCTTCCCTAACTTAAATAAAAAGAATGCATTACTGTTAGAAAAATACCCAGACATGAGAGGTCCTGGATATAGATCTACTGCTACTATGTCGGAGTCTGCTCCTCGAATAATTGATAGTAAACCACGTAGTCCTATTGGTAAAAAAGCAAGTGGTGCTAACAGAATGAGCAGAATGATTGATAGTAAACCACGTTCAAGACCTAAACCCAAATATGCTTATGATTATGAAGCTGGTATGCTTAAAGCTATCGCTGGTAATGTTGCTAACATTGGTAGACCTAACCCTAATCTAAAAGCAAAATCCACTAAAGTAACTTCTGGAGATGATATAAATAGGTTGTTCATGACATCTAACGAACCTAAACGTGGACAAACATATGTGTCATCTGCAAAGTACAATGTATTTAACAATCAAAAACTTGAAGGTCTTTCCCGTTCTGCTATTGGACACAACTATAAAGATGCTGTTCGAGAAGGAAAAAGAACTTTAAAAAGAGATAGGCATACTGCAAAAATGGTAGACTATAGTGGCAAAAGTTACTTTGGAACATTCTATGCACAAGGTGGTGGGGGGCCTGTACCTAATAAAAAAGGTAAGTAATTGTGCCTCTTAAATTTAAAAAGATATATGCTAATGATCCCAACAAGCCAGGAAGAAGAATTGTTGTTGGTCAAAAAACTTATGGGCAAGGTAAGGTAACATACAAAAGCTTTGGTCCTGTTCCAAAAAAATCTAAGTCTAGTGGTCCTAACTTTGTACAAAATTTTTTTAGATCTTTGTTTGGTCCAAAGATAGAGAAAGCGGCAGAAGAAAAACACAAAGCTGCTGTTGAAAGAATGGGTGGTACTTATAGTGAGGCTACCAAGACAGGCACATTTCCTTTTGGGGACGCTACTGTTACTACTGGTCCTGTCAAATTGTTTGATAATAATAATATATCTACAGAACCTTTTGTTATGAAAGACCTTGGTATGCCAGATCTTTCTAAGTATGATGAAGTATACAATAAAAAAAGATCTAGCTATAGAAATCAAATGGGTGAACAAGAGCAAATGATACGTGGATTTTATGATCCATATAAACCATCTACTAAACCACCTACACTGCTAGATGCAGTAGCGGCACTTATGAGTAAGAGATGAGTACAGCAACAAAAACGAAGCCAGCATTATGGAAACGTATTGTTGCACGTATAAAATCACAATCATCACACGGAACTAAAGCTGGTCAATGGTCAGCACGTAAAGCACAAGCAGCAGTAAAGGCATACAAGTCTGCTGGTGGTGGCTATAGTGGTGCAAAGAAACCATCCAACTCATTATCGAAATGGTCAAAACAAAAATGGAGAACCAAGTCTGGTAAGAGGTCCAGTGATACTGGAGAAAGATATTTACCAGAAAAAGCTATCAAAAACTTATCAGCGAGTGAATATGCGGCAACGTCAGCAAAAAAAAGAGAGGACAAGTCTAAAGGTAAACAGTTTAGTAAGCAACCGAAAGCTATTGCAAAGAAGGTACGTAAGTACAGAAAGACTTGATATGGCAGACATAGAACAACTTGAAAAACAGATTGCAGTTCTTACAAATGCTAATAAACTACTTACTGAAGTAATCGTTGAAAAAAACGAAATGATCCAATGTCTTGAATTATTATTAGAAGCAAAGGAATATAATGTCTACGAAATCAACAAAGAAAAACTTAACTAGTAAACCAAAGCCATTAACTAAAATGGATAAGGCTGAGGCAAGGGCAAAGATAATGGTTGCTAATGAACAAGAGAATGCAAAAGCAGAAAGATCTAGGCAATTGCAACAATATATTGAATATAAGATGCTTAAAGGCTATACAGAAGAAGAAGCAGAAAGAATGGGTAGAGAATTAATTATGGACAAGCATAACTATGACTAATATTTACAGAAAGGTAATGATTAAAGATTTAGATAAGTTACGTACTGTTGTAAAAACGCAACACATGAAAAACTATCCTACAGAAAAGATAACGGATTACGAAGCTGACAAGATCATAGAATCATTATCAGATACAACAAAAGAAAAACTTATTAAGCTAGCAGTAGATTATGGGATCACTGAACTATAAGCCAGATGGTGAAGTCCTAAAACTATTTATGAAAGATAATAGTTTTCTTAGAGGATTAAGAGGCCCAGTAGGTAGTGGCAAATCTGTTGCGTGCTGTATTGAATTATTTCGTAGAGCATTAATGCAAGAGCCAGGTGAAGATGGTATACGTAAATCTCGCTGGGCAGTGATAAGAAACACCAACCCCCAATTAAAAACTACAACAATAAAGACCTGGCTAGATTGGTTTCCAGAAGATGAATGGGGTCCATTCCATTGGTCTGTCCCATTTACTCATAGAATAAAAAGAGGTGATATAGATCTCGAAGTTATATTCTTGGCACTTGATAGACCAGAGGATGTAAAGAAACTACTATCTCTCGAACTAACTGGTGTATGGATTAATGAGGCAAGAGAAATACCAAAGTCTATTGTTGATGCTTGTTCTATGAGGGTAGGTCGTTTTCCTTCTATGAGAGATGGTGGTCCTACTTGGTATGGTGTGATTGCAGATACCAACCCACCAGATACAGAGCATTGGTGGTCTATACTATCTGGAGATTCTATATTGCCTGATTATATTTCCAAATCAGAAGCTAAGATGTTAGTTAAACCAGATAACTGGACTTTCTATAATCAACCACCAGCTATGTTAGAAATCAAAGATAAGAATATGGAAGTTGCAGATTACGAAGATAATCCAGAAAAAGAAAATGGAAAGAACTTGACTGGAGATTATTATAAAAATATTATCCGTGGTAAGACGAAATCATGGATAGATGTATATGTCCTAAATAAACTAGGACAAGTATCTGACGGTAAACCAGTCTACGAATCATTTGTACATAGTACTCATGTTGCCAAAGGTGATCTAGCTATTGCTGATGGTGTCCCAGTATTTGTAGGAATAGACTTTGGATTAACACCAGCTTGTGTGTTTGCACAAAGACTGCGTGGTAGATGGATTGTGTTTGATGAATTAGTTGCAGAGGATATGGGTATTGTACGATTCTCTGAGTTAATGAAACAACATATGGCACAATATCTACCTCGTGAATTTATTATCTTTGGTGATCCTGCTGGAGATCAAAGAGTACAGACTGACGAATCAACACCATTCCAGATACTACGTGGTCGTGGATTGAATGCTAGACCAGCACCATCTAATGATGTCGCTCTTAGATTAGAATCAGTAACTGCTGTATTAAACAGAATGACAGATGGAGAAAGTGGAATGTTAATAGATCCGAAATGTACAAACTTAATTAAAGGTTTTGATGGTGGGTATCACTATAAACGTATGCAGGTAAGTGGTGAAAGGTATGATGACAGACCAAATAAGAATAGATTTTCCCACGTGCATGATGCTTTCCAATATTTGCTATTAGGTGCTGGAGAAGGTCGAGCATTGACAATCGGTCAAAAAGCTAGTAAACCTGTAATAGCACGTAGAAATTTTGATGTGTTTAATGTTAAACCTAGATCTGTTTACGAAAGGATAAGATAATGTGCGTAGGTTCTTTACTATCCAAACCAAAAGCACCAGCAGCTCCAGCTCCATTACCAGAAGATAGAACTGTAGCAGAACAAAGAGCAAGAGTACGTTCACAGCAAGAAAGAGATATAGCTGCAGAAAAACAAAAGCAATTTGAAATGAGAGTTGCTGCTTATACTGGCAAGCAAGGAAGAAAGTCTTTGCTATCTGGCAGAGGTGGTGGACAAGGATTTAATATTCAGGGCAACTTGATGACACGTAATACACTGGGTGTATAATGACAATAGACATTAAGCCAGAAAGTCAAGAGAACATCTATGATAGTGATGTTCGTAGATTGCTAGCTAGATATAGATCTGCACAATCTTTAAAAGATTTATGGCTTCCTACATTTGAAGAATGTTATGAATATACATTACCACAGAGAGAAAGCTTTTATTCAGAGAGTCCAGGCAGAAGAAGATCGGACAGAATCTTTGATGAAACTGCTGTGGTTGGTGTACAAGAGTTTGCCAGTAGATTACAAGCTGGGATTGTCCCTAACTACGCAAGATGGGCAGACCTTGTTGCTGGATCGGAAGTCCCACAAGAACAACAAAAAGAAGTAAACCTGTTACTTGATGAGGTAACAGAGTATGTTTTTGAGATACTACAAAATTCTAACTTTGCTCAAGAAGTCCATGAAACATTTTTAGATTGTGCTGTTGGCACTGGTGTATTACTTGTCGAAGAAGGTGATGCAGTACAACCTATAAAATTTAGAGCAATACCACTTCCACAAGTAGTATTAGATGCTGGGCATACTGATGACATAGATCACGTATTTAGAAATAGAAAAATTAAAATGAAAGATCTGCAACATGCATATCCTAATGGAACATTATCCGACAAGATGATGATGGATACGGAAAAAGGATCTGAAAAAGATTGCGACATTGTAGAAATAGTTTATAGAAATTATTTTAATACAAAAGAAGAAGAACACAGATATTGTGTAATAGCAAAAGATTATGAACATAAAATTGTTGAAGAAACATTTAAGGGATTAGGTTCTAATCCTTATGTCGTATATAGATGGTCAAAAGTAGCTGGAGAAGTATATGGTCGTGGACCAATACAGTTAGCTCTACCAGCAATAAAAACAGCTAACTTAGTTATTGAATTAATACTTGAGAATGCACAGATGTCTATATCTGGAATGTATCAAGTAGAAGATGATGGTGTGATTAACGTAGATAATATACAATTAATTCCTGGGACAATCATTCCTAAAGCGAGTGGTTCTAGTGGGTTACAACCAATAGCACCTGCTGGTAACTTTAATGTTTCTGATCTTGTGTTAAGAGATATGAGGACTAACATTAAGAAAGCTTTGTATAATGATATGTTGGGGACACCAAATGAAAAAACACCTATGACTGCTACTGAAATTGCAGAGAGAATGGCAGATCTATCAAGACAAATAGGTGCGGCTTTCGGTAGATTACAAGCTGAACTTGTTAACCCAGTAATTCAGCGAGTGATATATATACTGAAAAAACAAGGGAGAATACAAATACCAGTAGTCAATGGTAGAGAGATTAAGATACGTTCATCTTCACCTCTTGCACAAGCACAACATCAGCAAGATGTTGCTACTATTGATAGATTTTTAGGTATGATGCAAATGAGGGTGGGTCCAGAATTGCTAAACATTCTTGTTAAACAAGATGAGGTTGCTAAGTATATTGCAAACAAACTGGGTGTTCCAGAGGAACTAATACGTTCTGAGGAAGAAATGCAAGAAGCGGCAATACAATTGCAACAAATGCAACAGCAACAACAAATGCAAGGACCTACAGAGCAGCCTACCTAAATTGCAAATGCAATGAGAGGAGATAGTCATGCATAAATGCGTTCTTGTTATAAGTGATCTACACATTCCGTATCATCACAAAGATTCTTTTGAGTTCTTAAAAGAAATAAAAAAACAATTTAAACCAGATACAATCATTAACATTGGGGACTTGTTGGATTTCCATGCAATATCAATGCATGAACATAATCCAGATCTCCCATCTGCTGGTGATGAGTTGACTTTAGCAAAGGGATATATTAGAGAATTAGAATCTTTATTCCCAGAAGTTACTGAGGTCCACTCTAATCATAGTAGTTTAGTATATCGCAGGGCATTAAAGTATGGAATGTCTGCACAATTCCTAAGACCTTATGGTGATTTTCTTGGAACAAAGAAATGGAAGTGGGTTGACGATATTACACTAAAGATGAGCAATGGTAAACGTGTACACTTTACTCATGGAAAATCTGCAGATGTATTAAAGGTTTCACAAACTATGGGCATGTCTGCTGTACAAGGACACTATCATACAAAATTCTGTATAAGTTACTGGGCAAATCCAGATGATTTATACTGGGGTATGAATGTGGGTTGTCTAATCAATCAAAAGTCTATGGCATTTAGCTATGCTAAAAACTTTAGTACAAGATTTGTATTAGGTTGTGGAATTATAATTAATGGAGTACCAAGGTTATTACCTATGGTGTTAGATAATAATGGTAATTGGATAAAGGAAATAGTATGACAGAAGATAGAATCAATCCATCTTACTACCAAAAGGGTATATGCTCTTGTGGTAAGAAACTGCAGACATATGACTTTGTACGTGAGATGCCCTACCCAGACGCATCAGCTATAAAGTACATTTGTAGACATAGGGAAAAGAACGGTGCAGAGGATATAAAGAAGGCAATTTGGTTTTTGCACGCAATATTAATTAAAGAATATGGAGAAATGGATGAGCCAGGAAGTAAATAACTTAATAGGTCTTGACAATATACAGAGGTCTGCCGAAGAAGAACAATCACTTAATGAATCTTTTTCTATTGCTTTTAGTACACCTACTGGGGTAAAAGTATTAGAATACTTACGTTCAATATCTATTGAAACAGTTGGTGGACCACAGATAGGGAAAGATCATCTCATGCATTTAGAAGGTCAACGATATATTGTTGGTCTAATACAACGCAGAGTAAACAAAGGTAAAAGTCAAAAAATAGTAAAGGATAAATCTAATGAATGAAAATGAAAATATGGAAAATCAGGTAGAAGAATCAGAACAAGATCAAGGTGAGCCTACTACTACAGAACCTCTTGAAAGACCAGATTTTATTCCAGAGAAATTTTGGAATACTGAAACTGGTGAAATCAATATAGAAGAATTTGGTAAGTCTTATCTTAATCTTGAGAAGTATGTTGGTGGTAAAAAAGATGAATTACGAGAAGTAATTATCAATGAACTATCAGAAGAAGCTGATTCAGAAAAACCAGAATCTTATGAACTACCAGCATTACCAGAAGGTATAACTGAAGAAATGCTTTATGAAAATCCTATGGCACAATGGTGGGCAGAGCATTGTGATGAAAATGCTTACTCACAAGAAGTATTTGAAGAAGGCATTAATAAGTACATTGATAGCTTTACCTCACAACAGCCAGATCTAAATAGAGAAATGGAAAAGCTAGGTGAGAATGCTAACGCTAGATTAGATGCAGTCAATTCTTGGGCAAGTAGTTTTTTTAGTCCAGAAGAATATGAAGCTGTAGCTACTACACTAGGTGCAACAGCAGAAGGCATTGAGGCATTAGAACGTATGATGCAAACAACAGTGCAATCTGTATCAAGAGCAAATACTGTAGCACAACCAGATAGACCATTAACACTTGATGATGTTCGTAACATGATGAAAGACAAAAGATATTTTGATCCTAAAGAAAGAGATCAATCTTTTGTAAGAAAAGTAGACGAAGCATTTGCGAGGCTATACAGATAAGTATATATGTTGAAAGAACAATCCCAGAGGATTGCTGGAAATTAGCACCAAATATACGACAGATTGATAAGTATGAGATAGCACTTTGGGGGTTTGAACCTTTACAAGCTTTGATGATTCCTTTCAGAAGTAAGTTAAGCAACATTCATACTTATACTATCTTTAATGAAGATAGAGATATTGTTGGTATATTTGGTGTTATGCCTACATCCAAAAACACTAACTATGGTAGGATTTGGTTTTTAGCATCAGATCTATTAGATAAACACTATATTAGTTTTATAAGAGGTAATAAAAGATGGTTATCTTACCTAGAAGAACACTACTCTTTTGTATCAAACTATATAATCGAGGAAAACAAAAGGTCAATTAACTGGCTTAAATGGCAAGGATTTAAGTTCCTAGATCAACCAACACTTGTCAAGGGTGTAAAAATAATGTATTTCTATAAAGAGTTGCCTAGTGCAACTAAAAATGGAGTACAGCCCATATTAGATGAAATAGGCCCATCATGGACAACCGAGATAATCTAAGTTGGATAACTGTTTGTTTTTTTAATTTAACTTTTAACGAAGGAGTACAATATGTCTACCTCAATTAGTACAGCCTTTATTAAGCAGTTTGAAGCAGAAGTTCATATGGCATATCAACGTATGGGTTCTAAACTGCGTAATACTGTGCGATCCACTATGGTAAGTGGAAACCAGGCTCGCTTCCAAAAAGTTGGAACTGGCACAGCAGTGTCTAAAAGCAGACATGCTCAAGTACCAACAATGGATGTAAGCCACACTAACGTTGATGTAACTCTTGCTGACTTCTATGCTGCCGACTATGTTGACAGACTAGACGAGCTTAAGACAAACATTGACGAAAGACAAATCCTAGCAATGTCAGCTTCTGCTGCTTTAGGCAGAAAGACAGACCAACTTATTATTGATGTTCTTGATGCAGGAACAAACTCAAATAATATTGCTCATGGTTCTGCTGGATTAACTTTAGCAAAAGCACTATCTGTATATGAAACATTTGGTGAATCTGACATTCCAGATGATGGACAAAGATTCTTTGTTGTATCACCTGCAGGATGGGCTGATCTACTACAGATCGACCAATTCTCAAGAATGGAATATGTTGGTGAAGCTGACTTGCCATATGCTGGTGGTATGACTGCTAAAAGATGGCTTGGATTTATGTGGTTCACACATTCTGGTCTAACAATATCTTCAACAACTCGTGAATGCCATGCATGGCACAGAACATCTGTGGGTGTTGGTATGGGTTCAGATATTAGAACAGAAATCAACTACATTCCAGAAAAAGTAAGTAACCTTATTACTTCATACATGTCCATGGGATCTGTTATGATTGATAATATTGGTGCTGTAAAAGTACAAATCACAGAGTAAAGGAGATAACAAATGACTTATTCTGCAAGTAATTTAAAGAAAGTTGCTGGCGGTGCTAATGGAATCTTCTACTATGATTCAGCAGACGCAATTGCGACTGTTATAGCATCAGGCTACTTCAATAACGCAACCAATGAATTGAAACAGTTTGACATTATCAATGCTGTTACATCAACTGGTGGCACACCTGCAGTAGACGTTTTAGTTGTTACATCAGCTACTGGTGCAGCAACTGTTACAGTTACTAACGGTACATAACCAACTAGAGGGGGGTTCGCCCCCCCTCACCATGAGGACACTATGGCATTAAGTAAATTTGATATATGTAATCAAGCTTTGGTATTAGTTGGTGCTAATACCATTACTAGTTTTAGCCAGAACACCACAGAATCTATAGTTGCAAACCAACTCTACGAAACAACATTAGAAGATCTTCTTACAAAATGTAGATGGAGATTTGCTTCAAAACAAATACAACTAAGCAAGAATACTACAAATCCAGATGCACGTTATGAATCATCATACGCTTTACCATCTGATGCAATTATTATCCATACAATAACAGTATCTGACCAAGTAATTATTTATGATAGATATGGGCAAAATATATTTACTAACACTACAAGCAGTGATACAGTAATAGCTGACTATACCTTTCAACCAAGTGAGAGTATTTTCCCACCCTACTTCGCAAAGGTGCTAGTTTTCGAGCTAGCATCTTTGTTTGCTGGTGCTATAGCTAGAAATGATCAACTAGCTAATCTATACTCAGCAAGAGCAGTTGCACAATTACAACAAGCGAAAGCAATTGATTCTCAAGCACAAACCACTAGACGTGTCCAGGTGGATAGATTTAGAAATGTACGAACTCGATCAGCTTTAAATGATATTACTGCAACTTCTTCATAGGACTATGAATGCCTTTACAAAGAGTACATCAGTCCAGTTTTTTAAGAGGTGAGTTAGACCCCAACATGGTTTCAAGAACGGATCTTGAAGCTTATGGTGGTTCTTTAAAAAAAGCTAGGAACGTAATCCCTATTAACCAAGGTGGTGTTGAGAGAAGATGTGGATCTGCTTATCGAGCAAACCTTGGTGGTCAATCAAGATTAGAATCATTTATATTCTCTCAAGGACAAGAGTACATTGTAGCATTTCAAAACACAGCAGTTAAATTTTATTCTACTAATGGTACACTACTACAAACTATAACTAGTTGTCCTTGGACTACATCGCAATTATTTGATTTAGATGTATCACAGACTGGTGATACTATGATTGTAGTACACAAAGATTTTATGCCACAGATATTAAAACGTACTGGTGCTACTACATTTACCCTTACTGCCTTTGCTTTTGAAGAAAGCACAAATGGAGAAGTAACTTATCAACCTTACTACAAGTTTGCTGATAATGGAGTAACACTTGATATTGATGCAACAGCTAAAGGTACAACTGGTGTAACCTGCACTACATCTTCAGCTTATTGGACATCAGACTATGTAGGACAGATTATTAGATATCATGAAACAGAGATAGAGATTACTGGATATACCAGCAGTACAGTTGTTACTGGAACATTAAGAGGTAATGTTGAAATTGCATTAGATGACGATCCTTTTAGAACAACCCAAGATTCTGGTGTTGTAGAAGTTACTATGGTACAACATGGATTCTCTACTGGTGCTAGTATTACTATAAGTGGTGCTGAAGATATTTTAAATGACCAAAGTCAAGGCATTGTATACAATCATTTAAACGGAACATTTACTATTACAGTAACAGATGATAATCATTTTACTTTTACTGCATCTAACAGTGATGTTGCTTACAACTCTGTAGATGGTGGTGGTGTTAATGTTAAGATTGTAGGACACCCACCTACCAAAACATGGGATGAACAAATCATTGGTGCTGTTAATGGCTACCCACAAACAGTTGCGTTTCATGAACAAAGATTATATTTTGCTGGAGTTCCTTCATTCCCAGATGGTATACAAGGCAGTAAGATAGGGCAGTTTTTTAACTTTGATGTTGGTGAAGCAGAAGATGATGAATCAATACAGATACAAATTGCATCAGATCAAATAAACGAGATAAGACATCTAGTATCTGGTAAGAACTTACAGATACTAACAAGTACTGGGGAGTTTTATCTTAGACCACCAGTATCACAACCAGTAACACCAACAGATATTCGTATTGTTAATCAGTCTACATTTGGTTCGCAGTTGCAAGCAAAGCCTAGACAGTTTGATAATGCTACTGTATTTGTCCAAAATAATGGGAGAACTGTTAGAGAGTATTTGTATAGTGAATCAGCAGAAGAATACACATCCAATAGTATTTCTTTATTATCAAGTCATTTAATTAGCAATCCTACTGATTCAGCTAAGCTAACATCCGTACCTAATAGAACAGAACAATTTTATTTCCTAGTTAATGATGATGGTACTATTGCAGTATTCTTATCTCAAAGAAATGAAAAGATAGCTGGATGGTTACAATGGAACACAAATGGTAATTATGAATCAGTTTGCTGTACTACTACAGATATTTATACAGCAGTTAAAAGAACTATTAATGGTAGTGATATTTATGCCTTAGAACAATTTAGTGATCATGCATTTGATTTGCCTACTGATTACACTACAACTAAAATTATATCTTCTAGTTATCAGCCACATGGAACACCTCTAGTTAATGGTGCTATTACATCTACTACTACATTTATTGCAGATGGTTTTACTAATGCACCTACCGTAGGAGAAAAGTTTAAGTTTGGTGGAGCAGGCACAGAGTTTACAATCAATAGTGTAACAGCTACTGGTAATTCAAATGAATATATTGTTGTTATAGATGCAGTAACAACACAGTCTGATAATACATCTTTAGAGTTTACCACAAGCAGAGTATTTAGTGGCTTAACAGATTATATAGGAGAAACAGTATATGCTACTGCTGGTAGTGCAGAGGGCAGTCCTGTATATTACTATGGAAGTGGTATTGTGGATGCGAGTGGTAATGTTGCTATTGCTACACCAACAAGTGCCTGTGATATTGGTTTAGATTTTACAGTAGAGATTGATACATTTAGCACTGACGCATTATTAACTCAGGGACAGATTACTGGATTACCAAGAAAGATAGCTAAAACTGTAGTTGAATTATCTTCTACTTACAATGTACAAGTTAATTCAAGAGATGTTGTGTTCACTACAACTGCTATTGGATCAACTAGTGGACTTGAGAGTTTTACTGGTAAAAAAGAAGTTTATATATTAGGTTATAGTTTAGAGCCTAATTTAGAAATTAGACAATCAGCACCATTACCTATGAGGGTATTGGGTATTACTACAGAGGTGTATTACTAATGTTAAACTTATTAGGATTTGTTAATCCAACATTTTTAGGTATAGCTAGTTTAATTGGACAGGGTGTTGGCACAATGATGTCGTTGAGAAATCAACGTCAAGCATTAGCTTATGAACAAATGCAATCACGTATTCTTGAGAAGCAGTACAAAGATGAAGCTGATGCTGTTACATTACAAATGCAATCAGAAGAATTAGAAAGAAAACGTAGGTACTCACAAACAATATCAGAAAACAGAGCATTGATGAGTAGTAGTGGTATAGACTTAGATAGTCCTAGCTATAGAGCATTGCTCAAGGCAAATCAAAAAGTATTTAAACAAGATATTAATAAAATAAAACTTATGGGTACTGAGGCAAGACTTGCTAAATTAAGAGATGCACAACAAGCAAAACTTACTGGTAGGGCAGCTAAGACAAGTTATCAATCTGGTGTGTTAGATACATTAGGTAGGAATCTTTTGAATGCCTCAAGTACATTAGGTGAGTTTAATCTTTTAGGTAAGGATAAGTAATGGCTTTAAAGAAAGAACAATCCCAAGTTAGTTATAGTTCACAGATTGGTGTTAATCGTGGTACTGGCTATCAATCATTAGCAAATGCCTATAAACAACAAGCTAATGTTGTAGACAATCTTGTTAATGCTTACGCATCTAAAGCATTAGATGAAATGAAAATACGTGGAAAGAAGATAGGGCAAGAGGCTGCTGAAAATGTAAACTTTATGGAAGAAGTTGTTTCCTGGAAAGATCCTGTAACTGGTAATCAAGAACAGATAACGGTAAGAAAACCTATATCTGAAATAGCAAATGTTTTTTCTACACGTACAGCACAAGAGGCATATGATGATATACTTGCTAAAAGATATATCCAGGAAGCACAAGTTAGTGCTGAAAATATTATTAATCAAGAAAAAGCTTTAGCACTATCTAATAACTTATCTGAGGCACAATATGACGTTTTAGTAAGAAACAAGTTAGATAAATTGTACAAAGTCCTGCCAACAGATGTTGGTAATTATGTAGAAACATATAGTGAAGAAAGAAGGCAAGAAGGTTTCTACACTGTTATGACAAACTATGATAGACACTTAAAACAGTTAGAAAATGTTAATGTAAAAAACACATACTCTAAAAACACCACATTGTTAGCAGAAGGTTTGATGACTAAAGAACAATTTGATGAGAGTGTGGCTGATTTAAAGAGTTCAGAGTATTACAAAGAAAATGCTGGAATACTTGAAGATGGAATAAATACAGCAATATATACCAATGATACTCTTGGGTCTATACGTGTAGATAACTGGACTACAGCTAGCATGAAAGACCTAAATACACTATCGACTAATTTAGCTGCATTAAATAGTGTTGCTCTTGGGTCTGCTTCTTCTGCAACTATTATGGTAAATGGTTCAGAGCAAATAATTACTAGAGAAGATTTAGTAAGAAACCTTGGAACACTAGACCAAATTAACACTTGGCAAAATTCTGTTTCAGAACAACTTACAAAAATTAACAGCTACCTATCTTCTCAATCTAACAATGGGAATATAGAAAGCATTATTAAAGCTAATATAACAAACTTTCATGAAAGTGGTACTGCACCTATACTCTATGGAGAAACAAGATCTAAAGTCGAAGATTGGTTTGGGTCATTTAATAGTCAAGAAGATATAGCAGAGCTATACCAAGCAAGGTATGGGATACCTATTCGTAGAGATAGCAATGCAACTGATGGGCCTCTTAATTCTTTTGATGTGACAAGACTAGCCATAGATAATGGTGTACTCCCTACCAATGTTAAAAATACCATCCAATCTAATTTTGGTACGTTTAATCCTTCTGGAATACAAAACTTATATAGTAGTGGAATTATAGATTATATCACTAACAGTCAAATAAAGATACCTAGAACAGTAAACAAAACTACTGCTGATGGTGGTATGTCAGTAGAAATGGAATGGGACACTGTGTACACAAGTCGCATAAATGAATTAGGGTTAAGCAATGATATAGTGCAAAGAATTAAATTTGTAGATGAACGTTTGGATGCTGGATATTCTATTGATGATATAGCTAGCCAATGGGAAAGAAGAAGTGATGAAAAATTAACTTTAGAAAGAGCATTGGAAGTATATGGTGGTGGTAAATATGATACACGAGCAAAGTTTTATAATGAAATTAGAAAGTCTGTAGACAAAGTATCCAAAGAACTACTTGGGCATGATCCTAATGTTTTATTATTCAATGCAGAAATAATAGATTTATTTGAAACAGATTATATCAATGATGTTCGCAGTGGTATCTTTACATCAATAAACAAAGACAGTATTACTAAAGCTGCTAAAAGTTTTATGGGTAAATTAATTGGCACTAACAATAGCGAAACAACTTCCCAGTATGGTTACTCAAGTGCTATGTGGAGCGAAAGACTTGGTGTGTTTGATACTAACAATAGAGAAGTTAGCTTTGGCGTTGACACAAAACTATTTACAAAATTTCCACCAGAAAACTATTACAACCTTGGTGGTGAAATTCAAGACACCTGGATAGATGCTTACGTACACAATATTATTAATGAGCAGTCTAAAGAAGTAAATGATCCAGGCAATATATATAATGGCGTTAGAACAGATAATACATGGGGGAAAATTGGGCAAGATGATATGGTTCTTAGACAAAGACTAAGATTAACACCAATAGATGATATGACACCACCTATATATAATGTTGTCTTTATGGGTGATAATGGAGTGATCCATATGTTGCATGACAAAGATACTGATATACCTTTGGAAATTGATTTACAGCAAGAGTATCTTGACCGAGGGAAAAAGATGATTGAGGAATCTATAGATAGAAAAAGAAAAATAAATATGGATATTGAAGATGGCTCTTGAAATAGGACCAACACCAGAAAGACCTTTGGTTAATAGGTATGTACCTAATTTAGAATACAAAAGACCAGCAGTAGTAGACCAAGGTTTTATATCAGATGTAAAAGATGAGTTTGCACTAACATGGATTGGGTCATTACTACAAAATACATTTGTATTGGATCAAAAGATTTACAAAGAAAAACCAGAAGATCCTAACTATGACCCATTAGATCCAGATAACTTACGTGGTTTTGAAGAATATGCTGATAAGTTCTTAGACGTACGTAATAAAGAACATCATGATTTTATTAAACAACAGATCTGGAACAACAATGCAAGAAGAACAAGACTAGATGCTAGTGATAGAGTATGGTCGCCTATCCTTGTTTCTGCTCTTGCAGATCCTATTACTTACGTACCTATACCTCTTGCTCGAGGAGTAGGTTTTGCCACAAGATTTGCTAAAGGTGCTGCTATTGGTGGTGGTTTAGTTGCAGCCACAGAACCTATTAGAAGAACACAAGACCCTACATCTACTGGCGAAGAAACAGCTTTCATTATTGGTGGTGCTGGATTAATTAGTGGTTTGCTATCTGGTATAGCTGGTAATGTAGTTAGTAGAGGTACTGGAAGAATTACAACAAAAAATCCACCAGGACCAGTTACTAAAAAACTTGCTAAAAAAGTTAGTGATAACAATACCTATAATAAATACCATAAGGAAATGGATATTGAAGATGGTTTAATTCAATGGGAAGATCAAGGATTCAAATCATTAAGAGATAACAAAACAATACAATATAAAGTTGAATACATTGACGCTAAAAAATTCAAAGGTTCACCTCATGCTAAATTTGATAGCAAGACAAACACTATGTATCTAAACGATTTACTTATTAGAAAAGATTATGAAACTGGTGGCTTTATGACCAGGGGTAAAACTTTTCCTATGGATAAAACTTTGTTTAAATCGCCAGATGATGTTGCTTTGTTAGAAATGAAAGCAGCAGAAATAAGAGAAATATACACACCATTTAATTCTTGGAAAAAAACAAATCCAAAAGGTACGACAACCCAATATAATAACGAAATATATATGCAAGCTTATGCTGACTTAACTACTGGTGCTGGTGGTATTGATTTAAACAAACACAACCCATTATTAAAATGGGGAAAAATGACAAGCACTTATCAAAAAATTGTTACAGATATTACAGACCCAGAATGGCAAGACTTTGTGCATAGGCTAGCTTATAATGGTTCTATAAGGATGAAAGGTGGAACACCGAATGAATCAGCTTTAATTACTTCTAAGATTGAATTAAATACAAAATTAACAAAAACACAACAACTTATAACATCAGCTTATTTAAAAGACAGAGGGTTAGATCCTAAGTCTGTTAGAGGTGATCTAGGGATTAACTGGCAATACTCTTTATCTAATGTTGGTGATAGAGCAGATGCATTAATGGATAGAATTAATGGATCTACTGATGTTACACAAGTTAGGCAAATGGATGTATACTCAAGAGAAATAACTTATGGTTTAATGGATAATGATTATGCTGGAACATTAACTAAGTCACAACAATACGTAATTAAAGCAATAAGAAAAGATACTAATGACTTTGCTCAGTTTGCTGAGAATAATAATTTATTTGAAACAACAGGTGCTTATACTAAGAAAGTAAAAGATGGTGAAGAAATTGTTGGCAAACTGAATGATATATTAGAAAACCAAATTCTAACTGTAGAGCAATCAAAAGTATTTAGAGAAATGTACCAAAGAAAGTTTACTGAACTTAAGGCATTAAGAGCAATTGCTAAAGGAAAAGATCTTAAGAATAAGTATCGCAGACAAGAAAACTATTTGCCATTGTTTCCTAAAGTACCATCTATTGTTAAAGAAACAGCAGAGTATAAAAAGAGATGGGAGAATGCCATTAAAGAAACACCATGGTATAGCGAACTAACAGAACAAGAAGTATCTGCTTTAGCACAGAAAAGAGTAGATTTTGATTTAGACCTTGGTGAATATGGTGAAGAAGCTATCCTTAAAGGATTTGTTGGTAATGTAAACAATCCATATCGTTTAGGTGCATCACAGTTTTTAAAAAGAGAGATAGACGTACCTTATCATTTGTTACGTAAACATGGTGTTATGGATTATATGGAAGATAATGCATTTACTATCTACCATAGATACATGAATGTAGCAACTAAGGTAAGATCAATGACTGAAAAGTTTGGTGATCCGTTTGCTTCAAAAGAAAAAGATCTACAATTTATTAGGCTAGTGTTAAAAGAAGGTAAAACACCAGCAGGAATGAAAAAGGTTAATGCAGGGTTACAAGGTTTTGATAATCTTATTGAAAGAATGTATTATACCTTTAATACAGCAGATCCAGCAGGTGTGTCAAGGCAATCGGCTGACATATTAAGAGGTGTTTCTGCTTTAGGTGGAATGGGTGGTGTTGTCCCATCAAGCTTATCAGAAATGGCTATGCCTTTTATGGTGCATGGATTAAGCAATGCATTTCGTGGATTAAAAACATATGTAACTTCCCATGGGCCTATATTTAAAAAACTAGTAGGTGATGTCGTAGAGGAGTTGGGTGAAGATGAAGCTCTATTCTTTGGATCTATGAATAGATTTATAGCTGAAAATGGCTTGCATGCTAGCTCTAGTCGTGGTGGTAAGGTATTAGGTGCAATACATAATGGTGTCAATAAAGCACAAATTCCATTCTATTGGGCAAACCTTTTAACACCTTGGACTAACTGGTGGAAAAGATTTAGTAGAGTAATAGGTTATCAAAGGTTTATTAGAGATGCTTACATTGTAACTGACAGAGTAGATCCTTTAACAGGGAAGGCTATTAGTCCAGAGCAAGTAGCACAAAAACTAAAAGAATTAAAAAAGTACGGAATTGACCAAAAAACTGCAAGGTTGATTACTACCATGCCTATTGAAAGACAAGGTAAAAACTTTTTACCAAATACTTTAGCCTGGAATGAAGTTAAAGGTGGTGCTGTAGCTAGAAGAAAATTAAAAGTTGCTGTCTATATGTCTGGTGAAAATACAATTATTACCCCAGATATTACTGATACACCAGATATAGTAGCTGGTGCTACAACATTTACAGGTAAAGAATGGGATGCAATCTTTGCTAACCCTTTGGTTAATAGAGTATTTAAACCACAAAAAACACAGTATGGGTATAAAGTAAATGCAACATGGGCAAGTTTACCATTTCAATTTATGCCATGGGCATTTGCAGCTACAAACAGAATGCTAGTAGGTGGTGGACAATCTTTAAGTAATGGGCAAGGTCAAGTAGTGGTTGCTATGGGTATGATGTTATTACTTGGATCTTTAGTTACTTATGTTAAGAATCCTACAGCTTTTGAAAATATGACTAATGAAGAACTTGTAGCTGAATCTATAGAAAGATCTGGTCTACTTACTATTTTTGGAGATCTTAACTTCATGCTCGAAAGTGTAACTGAAGGCTTTACAGACACTCCAATTGGTGTTAGACCTTTATTAGGATTAGAGCCTAGGTTTGGTAATGTGGATAGTGGCAGTGCATTAGGTGAAATACTTGGACCAGGTCCTAGCATACCAATAGACCTAGTAAGAATTTATGCTGGGGACTATGATTATAAAACAGATCATGCTATGTTAAGAAGAATGCTGCCATTACAAAACTTAATATTCTTCAAAAGATTATTAAGACCATTATATGATCAAGGCATAGAGGAGATATTGGAATGACTATACTAAGTGCTAAGAACACACCAAGGAATACCTACACAGCTACTGCTGGTCAAACAGCATTTACTATAGGCTTTGAGTTCTTTAGTGTTAATGATGTTAAAGTGTACAAGAATGGTACACTAATGACTTATGATGCTAGTCCTAGCACAAACACTACTTATAAGATAACAGGCACAGCTTCTGCTTCTGATGATGCTTATGAATTTGGTGCTGGTGGTACAGTAACATTTGGATCTGGTGTAGCACTCAATGATAGTATTGTTATCATAAGAGATATTACTATCGAAAGAACAACAGACTTTAATCCATCTGGTGCGTTCGATATATCTACACTCAACACACAGCTTGATACTATTATAAGTATCATGGCTGATACACAAGAACAAACTAATCGTAGTGTTAAGCTATCTGATACTGATGTAACTTCTGCTACAGTAACACTACCTACTAATGCTAATCGAGCTTCTAAAGTATTATCCTTTGATGCTAGTGGTAATGCTGAAGCAACACTAACAACTACTGGTCTATCTACTTTATCTGGTATTACAAGTGATATAACAACTGTTGCTGGTATTGCCAGTGATGTAACTACAGTTGCAGGTATATCTGCTAATGTAACTACTGTATCTGGTATATCTGGTAACGTAACTACTGTTGCTGGTATATCATCAGATGTTACTACTACTGCTGGTATATCATCTAATGTAACAACAGTAGCTGGATTAAGTACAGAGATTACTGCTCTATCTGGTGTGAGTTCACA